CGCGAGCTGGTCCTTGGTCATCCCCGGCGGCGTGGTCAGCATCGCGGCAGGCTGCCCGCCCTTGGCGAAAAAGGTGGTGGACGTGTTCTGGATCGCGAGGCCTTGCTGCGTCGCCGCGGCGCACGCGTAGATCGGCGACATGCCCACGAGGGGATGGAACAAACAGACCATGCGGTCGTGGATGATCTCGCTGGCCGGCACGATGAACTTGTCGGCGGGCTCGTGCGCCAGCGCGAGACTGCCCGAGAGGTTGTCGTGCTGGAGCTGGTAGTAGATCCCGCCATCGGGCGCAATCAGCGGCATCGTCCGCAGCGGGTCGAGCACGTAGAGGGCGGTCACGACGCCGCGCGCGTCGCGCTCTTTCAGGACGTAGGTGTTGCCCCACATCAGTTTCGACGTGATCCACTGCTCGACGAATTTGGTCGTGGTCTGGTAGCGGTTCGGGCGCCGCAGGACCGGCGAGAACGCCGGCGAGGAGGTCTCCTCCCACATGTCGTCGTCGTTTTCCTCGACCAGGTGCAGCGCGAGCTTGCCGATGTCCTGGGCGATGAGGGTGACGCACGCGAACACCGGCGCATACTGCAGCACCTGGTCGCGGCGGGCCTCGACGTTGACCTGCCAGGCGCCGGCGTACGGTTCGCGGACAACGAGCGGATACCAGCCGCCGCCGCTGACCGCACCGGGACTATAGGGCGCCGTCAATTGTTTCGCGGTCAGCTCGAGACCGCGCCCGAACAGCCGCAGGCGCACGCTCGCCATCAGCGGGCCGCGGTGACCGTGCACGTCAACGCGTTGCTCGCGCCGACCGTCACGGGGACCTCGCCGGGGGCCGCGACGACGGCCGCGTCGATCGCCGCCGACAGCGCGGTCGCGGATCCGAACGTCGTCGGGACGGCGATCCCGTTCCAGGCGACGACATCGGCCGCCGTGAACCCCGTCCCGGCGACCTGCACCGTGAACGCCGTGGCGACGACGGCCGTCGACGGCGTCAGACTCGTGAGGACGGGCGCGGCCGGCGGGGCCGTGTCCGTCCAGCCGTCGATCGAGACGAACCCGATCCCGCGCAAGGTTTCCGCGAGCGCGCGATCGGTGACGGCGTAGGTCTCGCCCTCGACATGTTCGACGCCGTTCTCGGTGTGGTACGTCCGGGCGACGACGTCGAGGGACTCACCGGCCATGTTTCCTCCCGATCGCACTACCCGGCGCGACGCGCGGGGGGCGCGCGTCGGCCGAGCAGCGCATGGCGAACCCGGCGACCTCGAGCGAGTCGACGAGGCCGGCCTCTACCATGATCGTGTCGCCCTGGCGCGGGTACTGGCCGTCCCAGTACCCGTCGCGCAGGACCGTCATCGGCACCGGCATGGCTATGCCGTGTACGTCGCGGTGGTGTACTGGACGACGCCGGCGCGCGCCTTCTTCCAGTTGATGAACCGTTCGGCGCGCAGGCCGACGAGGTTCATCTGCCAGAGCGAGGTCAGCAACGTCGTCGCGAGCGGCGGGTTGTCGAGCGCGGTGTCCATCTGCAGCGACGCCTCGCGCGACACGTCGATCGTCACGCCGCCGTCGTCCGCGTAGAGAATCGCGCTCGGTTGCACCAGGGCGACCGTGGTGCCGGCCGCCTGCGAGGCGACTGCCTTGTAGCCCATGATCATGCCGCCGCCCTGCGCCATGCCCGGGAACAGCGGCTGGCCGAGCGGGTTCAGCGCGTTGGTCAACGCCAGGGCGTTGGTCTCCGACAGGATCAGCACCGCGCCCGCGGTCGGGATGAGCGCGGCCGTCATCGCATTGGCGAGCGCCTGGATGTCAGTGCGCGCGTTGGCCGGCGACGTGCCGGCGGTGGTGATCGGGGTCACGCCGTTGGTCACCGAGCCCGGCGACACGCCGGCCACGGCGGCCTTGGTCGGGTCGATGAACTCCGTGTCGAGGAACGCGGCGATGCCGTTGATCATGTCGCGCCGGATGACTTCCTCGGCCGACGGCGTCGAGGTGCGCGCGAGCTCCTCGGTGATCACGATGATGCCGGCGCACTTCAGGATCGTCAGCGTGATGGTCCCGAACTGCAGTTTGCCGACCGGCTTGGGCGCGCCCTGGCCGACCCACTGATACGTCCCGCCGCCGGTCTGACTGGCGACCGAGACGTTGAACGGCACCTTGAAGAACGTATCGACCTTGCCGAGAATCGTCTGCGGGCGCAGCAGCGCGAGGAAGTCCGACGTGAGCGGCGTGATCGGCGCCAGCGGCCCGGCCCACGTGGCGTCGGTGGTCGTGCCGGCGGCCACCGCGGCCTTGAGCACGAGTTCGACCTCGGGCGTCGAGTCATGCCAGCGTTTCGCGTACTCGACGGCCTGCAGCGTCGATCCGTGCGAGACCGCGAGCGCCTGGCAGTACCGGATGAACGCGGTCCCAGGCGCGAGGTTGCTCTTGACCGAGATGATCGGGACGTGGCCGCGCTGCAGGCTCGCCTCTTCCGGCGTCGCCGCGGTGATCGGCATGGCCTTGGTGCGGTTGGTCGCCTCGAGGGCCGACAGGCGCACCAGGTGCGCGTCGATGGCCTTGAGCTCGGACGCCAGGCCGTCGTACTCGTCGGTCTCGGCCTGGTCGAGCGTCGCGCCGGCCTCGGCCGACGTGGTCATGATCGCGGTCATGCGCGCGTGTTTCGCGGCGCGGCTGTTCTCGAACCCGGTGATCTGTTCGTGGATCGTTTTCTGTTCCATGGGAGGCGCGTCCTTTGCGACGCGCACGACGCGGAGGGGGTCCCGATCGCGGGACGGATGACGGCCAGGCGCGGCCAGGTCGAGCGCTTTGATCGTGTGAATGGTCGCGGCGGCATTGGCCGGGATCGCGACCAGCGAGAGCTCGAAGATTTCCGATTTCAGGAACCGGCGCCCGCCGGTTTCCTTGATGAACGCGTGCTCGAGCGCGCGAAACCCGATCGACACGCCGGCGAGCAGGCCGGCCTTGACGCTGTGCCATGCTTCCTCGATGCGATCGCGCAGCGTGCCGGGGTCGTCGACGGTCGGCAGGCTCGCCGTGAACGGGAGCCCGTCCGCCGTCGGCCTCCCGAACGTGACCGTTCCGACCGGCTTGCGCGTGTCGTGGTACAGCAGCAGCGGGACCGGATTTTTAAAGGTGATGCCGAGCGATTCGACGACGTCGCCCGCGCGGTCGGGCTCCGGCGTCGAGGCGATGCCGGTGATCGTGCGCTGATGGGTGTCGACACCCTTGATCGTCAGCAGCGCATACGCCCGGTCCATGGTGTCCCGCTAGGGTGCACCCGACCCGTCCCGCGCGTCTATTTTGTGAATTTTTTCTCCGGCGTCGCCTCGGCGAGCAGCCGGCGGATCATTTCCGGCACACTGACCGCGGCGCGCTGGGCCTCGGCGCAGAGGGCGTCGAATTGTTTCGCCGGGAGCGACAACCCGACCCGGACGGACGGATCGGTCGCGTCGAGCGGGGGACGTCCGAGCGGCCGTTTGGTCATGGCATCACCCGAGCACGATCATCGAATACTGCGGCCGCACTTCCGCGGCCATGTAGTCGCGCCGATGGATCGCATTGACCAGCGCGCTCGCCCCGTCGATCCGTTCCGTCGAGACTTTCTTCGACAGTTTCAGGTTGCCGACGGCGTCCTGGTCGACCGCGACGTTGGAGAGGTTCCAGCGCAGCACCGGATGCCCGTCGTGCCGCAGTGCGCGCGACAGCACCGCCGTCTCGAGCGACTTGGTCGGCCCGGACAACGCCGCAAACCCCTGGTCGATCTGCACGCACGTGAACCCGTCCTGCTCCTTCAGCCGCGTCACCAGGTCGATCGCGTTCCACTTGTCGAAGGCAATTTCGCGGACGTCGAACTCGGCCTGCCAGCCGCGCAACGTCTGCCGCACATACTCGTAGTCGATGACGTTGCCGGGCGTGGCGACGATCCAGCCCTCGCGCGCCCACTGGTCGTAGGGCACCCGGTCGCGGCGCACGCGCTCGGCCAGGTTGTCCGCCGGCACGAAGAACTGCGCGAGCACGTCGAACCCCGGGCCTTCGTCATCGGGAAACACCGCGACGATCGCGGTCAGATCGCGCGTCGAGCTGAGGTCCATGCCGACGTAACAGCGCCGCCCGGCCAACCGCGCCCGGTCGATCGGCCCCTGGCACGCATCCCACGCCGCCATGGTGATCCACCGGGCGGCCTGCTCGGTCCACTGGTTCAGATACAGCCGGCGGAACGTGTTCTCCTGCGCGGGAATTTCGCGCGCCCGCGCCGCCAGAATCTGCATTTCCTCGAGGCTGCGGAAATCGCCCAGGGCGGGATTCGCTTTTCTCCACACGCGTGGCTGCGTCCAGGC